ATTAAAGCCGGGGAGAATACGACTTTAATTGGGAATAAAATGTATTCAAAGTTTATTTATTTGGATTATCCGGTAACAAAAATAGCATATAAAGGTTGTTTGTACTCAAAAGAATTTGTTAAACTAATTAATATAGTTGGTGGTACCACCGTGGTATTAATTCCCTAATCGGAGGTTATGTGAAAAGAAAAATAGATTGCGTTCAATGTCGTTGTAAGGATAAGGAAAGCACTTCCCCGGTTGGTATAACCTTAATTGTTTGTGATGACTGCCTTGTTAAAGAACATAAAAAAATGCAGAAATGTATGTGTAATAAGTAAACTTTTAGTAAAAGGAGAAATAATGAAACTATTTTTATTTGTCTTACTTATTGTGTACACTTTTAGTATTTCTGGATGTGCTGGTGCTTTTGGTGGTGGGGCATCTTACAGGGTGTCAGTAATAAACCCAGAGACAGGATACCAATTTAAAGCGTCTGTTGATTCATTACAATCTTCTGACTCCATTAAATTAGTTATTGATGGTGATCCACTGAAGGGTGAAATGACCAAAATGACTTTTAGTAAAACAGCGGCATTACCAAATGCATGGAATAATAAAATGGCATCCTCTGTTTTAAATAACGTAGTTACTTTGGCTTTATCAGGTGGGTTAGGTCAGAATGCCATTAAATCTATTTTAGGAAATAGTTTAAACACAGAAGAATAATAATATATTTAAAAATAAAAAAAGGCCCTAAAGGAGAAATCCAATAGGGCCTTTTTTTATACTTGGTTTTATACCTCATAACTTCGGATTGAATATTTAATAGCATCCTTTAAAATCTGAAGACGGACATCAGTTTCATCATCTGGTAGAGCATCCCAGTGTTTATTACTTCGCATTTGTAAATCTAAAACCCATTTATGTAAAGGCCAATTTGGAATATTAAATGGGGTTTTATAATTTGTAAGCCAACCAGTATTCTCTTCCCCACCCCATTTACTATGCATATACTGTTTGTTTAATTCATGTGTGTAATCACACTTTTTACGGTAGAACGGGTTTGTATTAACTGTTGAACTTTCATTGTGCAAAAACAATTTTGGATTACCTTGATTTCGTTTATAGCTTATACCTGATAATAACACACGAATTCTGTAATCATTATCTTCTATGTAAGCTGGATAAAAATTTTCATCAAATAACCCTACTTTTTTAATACATTTCCTTGTAATTAAAAAGCAATTAAACAAATGACTTGATTCCACAAAATCATAATTTTCTGTGTGCTTAATAAAGGATTCCCAAAATCCAGGAAGCATCTTGGTATCACTTCCAACAAAAACAATGGCATCATAATCTTGTGTAAATGCTTCTCTTATAATTATATTCCAACCACCAGCAACACCCCAGTTATATTTTCTTCTTAAATTAATATTAATAGTTGGTTTATATTTTTCTATTACCGGGAACATTTCATCATGTTCCCCCTGCCAAAGAACTGCCCTATCCACATCTTTTGGCCATGAATCAATACATAAATCCAAAAGATGTGGATTTGTAAATGCAAGTACAGCAAGCAATACTTTCATAAATTAAAAACCCCAGGGGGATTTACTAAATAAACCACAGAATTCGCCATACATACCAATTCCAAAACTTGCTTTTTGTGGTGGCTGAATAGATGTAAGATCATAACCATTTAATTCAACGACAATCTTTTTCCACATTTCAACGGTGGTCATTTGGGTAAGATGATGAGGATTCCCACGACGATCAACTTTATTGTTTGCAATGGAGGTTCCAACATTGATAAGGCAACCATATTTTGTTACCCTAAGTAATTCTTTCAATGCTTGTTTCATATTTTTCATAGGTATCATGGAAAGAACACCGGCACAGAATGTCCAATCAAAATGATCATCTTCATAAGGAAGACGTTTTCTAAGATCACAATTTTCCAGGTCAATATTAAACTTTTCTTTTGCGATTCTTCGTCCTGATTCTGAGAATTCACAACCTTCTGCTCTATAACCAGCAGTATGAAACTGTTGAACATAATTACCAGCACCAGCGCCAATATCACCGATCAAAAAATCACGATGACCAACATGCTTATCAAAAAGATTATTAAAATAGCAGATAACCTGTGAAGCACTTTTTTCAATTCTTGCCGGGTGTACCCCATCTGAGTACAGCCAATAATCATCTTCAAAAATCCCTTGGGGGTATCCTTTTGATTCAAATTCATCTTTTTTTTCAAGAATTTTTCTTTCTGGAAATCCCATTATACTTTTCTCCTATTGAATGTGTTTATTACTCTTTCAAGACTGATTCCATCCAAACAGTAGATCTTATCTTTAGTGCATTCTGTAAAACACCTTGGAGCCGGTAATTTGTGATGGCATCCTGCGCATTCCAATTCATCTTCAGTCATATTAACCACAGTTGCTTTATTCCAATCATGTATTCTATACAATGGATTGGTGCAACCAAAAATAATGAATACCGGAGTACCAACAGCTTGTGAAAAGTGCATTAACCCACCATCAAAACCAACAAACAATTTTGCTTTGGCAATTACACCAACTGTTTGTTGTAATGACATTTTTCCAATTAAATTTTCTCCAATCCCAAGATAATTTCTTTTGTCATGCCCAACTTCTACTATTTTATTAGTTTTACTTAAACGTGAAATAAAACTTTTCCAACGATCTAAATTCCATGTTCTGCTTAACCAAGAACCCTCAGAACATACCGTGATATAATCTGAGTTTTCATACTTATTTTCAAAACATGTAAGACCATAGTATACCGGAATTTTATTACTTTGGTCAAGTATTACCCCTGCCTCTTTAGCATATGCATCCACTATATGCATGGTAGGATTTTTTTCATAAGCTAAATTTAGATCAATTACTATATCATAATCTTTTTTATTTAAATTATTAGCGCAATGATCCACATATCTATTGCATGTAAATGCAGTTGGACACACTGTATTTACATGCAATAGACATAAGGGATACTTTTTTCTCAATGCTTTTATAATTGGTTCCGTACATAAGGCATCACCAAGAGCACCTTGTCTGTCAACCAGAATTCTAATTGGCTTAAAAATTCTATATTTAAAATAATTTGACCATCTATCTAATAAAAAAGCATTGTTTTTCTTTTCCAACTGTTTAAAATCAACATCTACTTTTTCATGTTTAAATGACCAATTATGCAGATGATCAATTTCAACATCAGTACACTCAGCTATTTTATAACCATTGCTTCGTAAACGTAATGATAAATCTGCATCCTCGCAAAAAGCAAAGTGCATATAATTTTCTTCAAATAATCCGCTACCCATTTGATTTATGTACTTACTTCTCACAATAAAAGAAGAACCACTAATATAATCTAATGGTTTTCCTTTTCTTGGTTGACCAACACCATTACTTCCAATGTAACCAAATTCCTGCTGATTCCCAACTTGAGCTATGTTTTTATCTTCTTCCAATACCTGTATAAACTTAGCATCCCATCCATATGTTTTAATAACAAGATCATTATTTAAAACACAGAAGAAATCCGAAGGATACTTTTTAAATATATTATTATGCGCCAGTATAAAACCTATATTTTCAGAGTTACGAATATAACGTACTTTCTTATGTGAAATTTGTTTTAATCTTTTTCCCACATACTTATTTGATGCGTTATCAGAGATTATTAAAAGAAAATCTTGTTCAACTGTATTTTTTAAAATTGAATCTATGCATCTTAATGTTACTTCTAATTGGTTATACACCAATAATGATATTATAAGTTTCATGATTTAAATACCATAAATGGCAAAAGATGTATTTCCTATTTGAAATATTTTATTTTGCAAAATATTATTTTCCAATTCATTTACTGCCTTTATAACCCCAGGCCACCCACAACTTCCCCCGTAGTCATGCCAAAGTATGATCCCGGAGTCTTTCAATACGCTGAGAGCAAATTTGGAGTCATGTAGAACATATTCATAAGCATGTGATGCATCAATAAATATAAAATCAAATTTTATATTCTCAAATACCGCTGATGTAAGATCAGCGGTATCATGCCAGTATTGAATAACTCTTGTTTCTATTTCTGGGATTTCTTCAAATACCTTGTGTTTAATTCCGGTGAAGTTACGTTCATCCAGACCTTTGATGGTTGATAACGATAGTTTTGTTTGATTTGCATCCTGATCAAATGGCAAATCAACTGTATGAATTATTGACTCCATGGAATTTAAGGCCATATTTGCTGATGTTCTACCATTGAATGTTCCAAGTTCAAGTACATTCAAGGGTTTCTTATGTTGTATAACAGAATTTATAAAAAACAATTCCATTAAACTTATATTACCATCTATACTTTCAAGTTGAACAAACTCTAAACTCAGTCTTTCTTTATTTACCCCAAGAAGTTTAAATGCACTATTAATATCTACTGTCGATATCATTGTTAATACTCCTTATTAACAAAGTGCCTGTAATCATTGTTGTACTTATTTATGTGTATGATGCAGTCATTACAAGGGATTTCCCATGTTCTTTTTTCATGATGTTTACACTTTTTACATGGTGCATGTGGTACTTCTTGATTATGTTCCATATTTCCCCCTTACAAATTGGTTTTTTCTAAGTAATTATTCTTTTTAGTTCCTTTGTAATCAAACTTTGAATAACAACATTTTTTACATGGATATACATCAACATTTGTGCCTTCATCTGTGCATGTTGCACATTTTTCCTTATCTTTGAGTAGGTCTATTAAAACTCTATCTACAAGCACTTTTTGTCCTTTCAATGAATTCCTGAATATGTTTATTTTCTACTGATTCACCGGCCATTCCCATAGAAAAATATGCTGCTTTTTTCAAGCATTTTTCTACTAGCATTTCACCAATATATGCTGGTGTAATATACATTGGTGTTTGGTAATACTGCATTTTTGTAAGCATGATTTATCCAATCAGTTTAGAATAGTTGAATAGAAAGGCATCATATGTACTTCTGAAATGATTTTATGCATACTTTCCAGAACTTCAAATTCAATGGTTTTCTGAGCTAAAATATAGTCTTCTTCACATTGAATTTTTTCTGAACTATCCCAAATTACAAACCCAAGAACTTCGATATAAAAATTTACGCCTTCAGTAGTCAAGGTTACAAATATTGGGAATTCTGAATCATTACTTAAACATGATTCAAGTTGATCGTTTAAGGTGGAAACTAAACTTAGAGCTATCACAAATAATTCATTTTGCATATTTGGTTTCTCTCTGTTTGAAAAGTCAGAATAGCATCTTTTCTAATCACGTCATTAAATACTTACTACTGTGAAAGGTGCTCTTACCCCGGCAGAAAAGTATTCTGCTACAGATAGGGCATGTTCTACGATTTCAATTGGATTTTTTTCTGTTCCTTCCATTGATCGCAATGCACCAAGAGCATAATTCTCGCCACAACCACAGGCATCATATTTCTGCCTTACTTTACCTACCTGGAAATCACTTTCTACCCGATATAAATTTCCTTTATATCCGACTAGGAAAATACCCCCGGATACATTATTATCTTTTATTTCAAGATATCCTTTCTCTTTAAAGCACTGGATCAACGCATCAACAAAATCAGTGCAAAGATAGTCATAATCATCTTTTCTTGGGTCATGATCTGGAATAGAAAGAATGTATCGCAGTATTTGTCCCATTCTAAATGAACTGGTAAAACCAAAAATCATTTCTTTTTTAACAAAAACTTTGTCGTCTTGACGAATTCTTAAGTCGAATCCAGAAACCCCAGCAGAGTCCCCACCAATGTAAACTTTTCCCTTATCAACAAAGCCAACTATGCAGGTCATATTTACTTCCTTGTTTTATTTGCTTTATTGTTTCGGTATGATTTTTTATTTTGAATATTTTTACATTTCTTACAAATCATATTTCCTTGTTCTACGGCCCACTTAGGCCAATTCTTATCAGCAATTAATTTATCACCACATTTCTTGCAGATTATCTTTTTTTCCTTACTTGCATTTCTTCTATGAGCACCACCCATATGCCCTGATAATTGTTTATCCGTAAAAAATATAGCATCACATATATTACATTTAAATTCGCCATATTTTTTCAAATGTTTCTCCTTTCAAAATTTTAAATATAATCCAAGTATAATGCAATAAAAAAAAGGCCCTCACTTTGGGAAACTAATGAGGGCCTTTTTTTGCATTATTAATTTACTTATTTGCAAATCTCTTCCATGTCACCTTTTGCCGTTTGCAAAGCATTACGAACTTCCTTTGCACAACGAATAATCATCTGTAGATTTTTACGTGCTTTACCTACGGCTGATTTATTCCCTTTATCTAGGAAGGTATTGATATCATCAGAGGCATCATCAAAAGCCATTGTCAGGGAATCATAAGCTGCACTGATCCCAGTAGAATGAGTATCCTTAACTTTGTAACTCACGCCAGCTTTACGGCCTCTTGTTCCCAGTGCTGCTTTAACTGGTGCTGCTTTAACTGGTGCTGCTTTAGCCGGTGCTTTTTTACCTACTGCTTTAGCCGGTGCTTTTTTACCTACTGCTTTAGCCGGTGCTGCTTCAACTTCCGCTTTAGCCGGTGCTTTTTTACCTGCTGCTTTTTTCTTACTCGCCCCATTTTTAGCTGGTGCTGCCATTGTAGTTCTCCTTTTACGTTGTTTTAAATACCCCAATTGGTTTTCCATACTCCTCTTGTAAAACAGCTACCAGAGTATTCACATTATTGCCAAAAAATTCTGTTACTGGTGAAAACACGCATTTTGGAAATTTACTCGTAATCCAATTAAACAAATCTTTTTTTACCAAACCGTAATTCTCAAAAGATACAAATTCATTTCCACATTTTGGGCTTAACCTTTCTTTTCTGTTAATAATCATATCTAAATTATTTTCTGTGAGCTCAAATTTAGTTTTACTCATTTCCATGCTATTGTCAAATAAAAATTGCTTATCAACGAAAAAAAGTGCAAATTGATCATTATCTGTAAGGCAGAAACCAGAATAAAATAATTTGTTAAATACGGGAAATGTCACAGTATTTTTCTGTTCAATAACTGGAATTACGGTTTTAATACTGCTCAGATTTTTACCTGATTTTGAAGATAATTTTGGCCTTTTAGACATTTTAAAAATCCTTTTTATAGTCATTTTCCGTAGGTATCAAAAAAGTAATCCCAGATGTGAATTGATTTCAAATCCAGGAGATAGTTTTCATAAGTGTAATCAATATCATTAGGAAATAGATTTTTTATTTTCAATTCCAGTAAACCAATTGAAAACCGGTTTGGATTCCATGATTCACAAGAATTTTCCAGGTTAATATAGTAATTTTCAGCTATTTTGCAATTTCCATAAATTGATATTACGCTTTTATTTTTTCTTAATGGATTTCCTTTATTAAACCCAATAAAATTATCACAGGATTGACATTTACCAAAATCTAATATGATTTTATCAATAGGCAAATCTAAAAGTTTTGGAGTAATGACTTTGTGCAAAAATGAAGGCCAGTATCTAATCGGGGATTCCTCATTTAAAATTAAATCTTCCATATTTTTTTCAGCAAATACTGCGGAAATAAAAAATATTTTTAGTTTTCTATTTTCCTCCTGAATTTCTGTCATTAATGGAAATGTCATAGTATTTTTTTGTTTTCTTTTTAACTCAACTTTTTTCCAATCAGGAAGTTTTATAAAATCAGATTTATTCATTCTGGTGATTGCCATTGTGTTTCTCCGTGTTGTTCATAAAATTCTATTTTATTTTAACCTACGTTGTCAAGTCTTTTCCAAAATTTTTCGTAACCATATTCCCCGCGCATCCTATGATTTACAAAATTATGCCAATTTACTATTTCCACGATATCTTTTACCAACAAACCACGTCCAAGGGTTTGTCTGATGTAAAGCAGGTATTCCTGAAGAACAGGCATTTCAGAAATTGTTGACCCATTTCTTTTTACCGGAACCGTAAGTTTAAATCCGCATAAGCTTCGTTGATCATGCATAAGGCAATCAATAAGCCAATCTAAAAATAATACGAGTTTTGATTTATGTTTTTTATAATCAAGTTCGCCACGATCTTTATTTTCATAACTGGATATAAAAATTGATTTCCATTTTGCTTGTGCTGGTTCATATTTTGACTTTCTATTAAAAAGTGAGTTTTTAAATACCCAATGATCCTCTTCAAGAAATCCTGAAATATAACCAGAATCCTTTGCATCTAAAAAGAAATCAAGTATATCCCATTTTTTTAGGAATTTAAACTTTTGACTTTCTAAACCGTGTTTATCAAGTCGATCAATAGCTATTTTTAATTTTGATATATCTTTGCAAATATAATTTTTGTAATAGGTAAAAAGAATAACGCATTTCAAATATTTTTTTGTAGCTTTATTTTTATTAACTTTTGTTTTAGTAAATTTTTTGTTTTCCTTTGAATTGAAATAATTTATTAAACTATCGGAAATAACAAAATCAAAATCAATGGATTCACAAAACAAAGTTAAAAGCATTGTTCTTAATTTTATATCTGCATCAATAAAGTTTATGTTTTCTTCCTGTATGCTTTTAAACAAATCATTTAAATCAATATTATATTTTTTATAAATGTATGGATTGATAAATAACAGTTCATTTTTATCAATGCATTCAAAATTGTTTCTTTCCTTTAATTCAGAAAGTGTTTCAAAGATTGAGTTCAAAGGTTTATTTGTTTTTGCTTTTAGTTTAAGTCGCATATTCAGTATCCTTTTAAAACAAAAAAAGCTTTTCGCGTTTGCCAAAACGCAAGAGCTTTTGAACTTTACTCCGAAGGAGTATAAGAATAAAGCTCTTAAGGTTATAAGATTATAAGGTTATAATATATAGCGTTTGAAAACATGAACAATAACAGTAACTTACAAATCAAATTGTCATATAACATAAAGTGAACAATAACGGGAACTTACAAATCAAATTGTAATACTCTTAAAAAACAAACACTTACAAATCAAATTGTCATATAATTTAAAAAAGTAATTACAAATAAAATTGTAATCATTTTGAATAGAAAATATAAAAAAATTATTAATAAACATGCAGTAATAACCATAATTTATTAAACACTTTGTAATATTTAGGAGATGTGATTTTCATCTTGAATTTTTTTAAAAAAAAGTTTGATTTCCTTATGTATTTCCATATCTTTTTTACTTAACTTTAAATCACTTATTTTATAACCAATAGATGGCAAAACCAAAAGTCTAAGACTTCCATCTGGCTTTGTAATTCGTATAGTAAATACGATTCCCCTTTTAGCTAAAGATGTTATACCCCTTGATACAATTGCCTGGGAATTGGGATAACCAATAGCTTTACCAAGTTTCTCTTGTTTTAAAAACATTGGTGTATTGTATTTAAAGAAATTTGTATCAATGTATGTAATCAATTCCCTTTGGATTTTTCCAAGACCTGTTATTCCATATGATTTAAAAACGGATATGGGATTATTCCCCCATGGGTAATTATCTAATTTTGAATACAAAGACATAATTTTTGTGCTGGTATCTAGGGCACTAGAAAATGTTTTTTTTCCGCTTCCAAATTCTTGACTAAACATGTTTTCTTCAGGTATACTACTTGAGCTAACTACACTTTCACGCATATACATTCCTTCCGATTGTTATTGGGAATCAACTAAGGTCGCCCTCCTTGTGATTCCCTTTTTTTATATACTTTATCAATTTACTTTGTCAAATGTTTTTGTAATACCTTTTAAATTTTTTTTCAAATTCTATTAAATTTGCATCTTTCTTTTCTTTTTTGATAAATACAAATGGTGGTTTCATATTCTTTTTACCACGTAAGTAATTTTTATAATAATAAACATACCATATTAATAATTCTTGAATTATGTGGTCCATTGGCATGTAATTACCAAACAATTCTTTATTTATTTCCTGTATAAAAATATAAACCGTTGGGTCAATATTGCAGGATAATAATAGACCAGAACTTATATCAGTGTTAATACTTTTTGGATGTCGGTCGGTTACATTTTTTATAATTCTCTTTACATTTTTTGGATGAAACTTTTTTTCATAATTTAGAAGCATCCTTTCAATCATTACTTTTTGAAAATCATTTAAAAATGTATCTGTACCCAGGGGCATATTAAATCTGTCTATTTTTGCACTACGTTTTTCCTTATAAGTTTTTGGCATGTATTTCCTCATTGACAAATATTTATTTTTATTTAAAATAACGTATAGTGCTTTGTTATTTTAGGTTATCCAAGTACAATTTTCAAGTTATTTATTATAGGGGCTATTTATGGCAAGAAAAAGCAGATTAAAATTAAATGTGGAAAGAAACGACCTAAACAGAAAAAAAACTAAGCTTGCTTATTACTTAAATAAAGGGCTTAGTATAAAAGATTCTTGTACGTTGACAAATACAACGGCATATACATTGGCATTACTCCGGTCTGACCCAGAATTTGATCACTTTGTTACTCAGAGTGATATAAACTATGAGGTTGAATTACTGGACATAATAAAGGATGCTGGTGAATGTGGTGATTGGAGGGCAGTAGCATGGATATTGGAAAAGAAATACCCAGAAAAATATGGTAAGAAAGATATCATAAAACATGAGTACCAAATTAAGTTTCAAAACTTTCAAAGGGTAATACTCGAAATTGTAAATGCTTCTTCCCCGGAATTGAAACGAATAATTGTTCAAAAACTTAGGGATATTGATACATCCAGTTTAAAACAAATTGAAGATACATCATGTGTATCTGATGCTGAATTTGAATAGGAAATACATATAATGCAAAAAAAGAATCCGGGCAATGACCATATTATAGAATTGAGTTTGAGTGATTTAATAGATGGTATTGAAGTTGATCCAATAGAATTGCTCCCAAAAAAATCGGAAAACTTTGTTCAGAAAGTGATAAAAGATACAAAAGGAAACCTGATAGTAAATGAACCAATTCATAATGTTATGCACAGATTTATTCGTTTTGCAAGATCAAAAAAATACAATAGATTTCTTATACTAGGGGGATTTGGTGTTGGAAAAACAGAAAATATGTGCATTGGATGGGTATTAGATCAAATAGCACGTAATCCAAACATACTTGTAAAAATTGTTCATGTATCTGATACGGCGGCAAGTGCTCGTGTTGGGGCAATAAAGAACTATATTGAAAATGATGAAGATTTTAAAAGGTTAGCACCACATATAAAACAGACTTCTACATGGGGGACAAACAAAATTACAGTAGAAAGAAAAGCACCATCACCAAATGGAACGGCTGAGGCTTATAGTGTATTGAGTACAGGTATTGGTGGTCGTGCTAATTTGATAGTTTTTGATGACCCACAGGATTTAAGAACTGCTGTTTATGAACCAACAACAAGACAAAAGATAGAAGAGACGATAAAAAATATTTGGCTTACACGTTTAATACCAGAGGATTCAGAAGCACTTGTTATAATGAACAAATGGTGTAAAGAAGATTTGGCTGGAAGTATACAAAGAAACCCAACTTGGGCATGGATGTCATTGTCTGTTTCAAAAGACCTTGGGCATTATATATATGAAGATAATTTTGGAAGAACCTGGGATCTTCCATTATGGAGTAAGTTTACAACTGAACATTTGAAACAAAAAAAATCAGAACTTGGTGAAAGGGACTTTGATCGTGGTTTTAGACTTGTTCCATATTCAGATGCCGATAAAACTTTTAGTTTCTTTGGGTGTTGTTGTCATTTTGGAATTGACCCAAGAACTGTTGTTGTAAATGAATCTAATTGGGTGTTTATCGGTGGAATAGACTTTTCAGGAACTAAAAGACCAGGTACTGTTTTACAGATTATAGCAATGCATAGAATTACAGGATTGAAAGTACCAGTCTATTTAAAATTGTATAGAAAATCTTCAGATTTAGTAAATGGAATTGTAGAAACATTTAAAGAATTTGGTGTTGAATTATACATGGCGGAAAATAATGGTGTTCAGGATGTTATCATTGATTTATTATCAACAGCACTTGGGGAAACAAAGTACAAAAAATATAACATAAAAATAGAGGGCTTTTTAACTGGAAGAAACAAAATAGATAATGTTGTTGGTCTGCCAAGTATTGACAAGGAACTAGAAAAAAGAGAATGGATGTTTTGTTATCCATGTTTAGAAACAGATTTGATAATTGAAAATATTGAAAAAGATCCTTGGGCAAAACATTATCAGGAACATTTTAATCACCCATTTTTTTCCACAACTGATATTGTAATGACAACATGGTTTTGTAGAGAAGGGGCGAAAAGATTTATAAGGGAGGAAGATGATGGCCCAAATATTTACTGAACTTAAATTTTATGTTTAAAATTTAAGTTGGAAAGTTAGAATAATAATGTGTATACTTGTAAGTACAAAAGTTTAACTTTGGAGGTATGAAAATGTCTTTTTTAGATATAATTGATCCAAGAAAAAAGAATTACACTGATTTAGTGGCAATAATAAATCGAACTAAGGGGTCACTTTCTAATACTCTAAGGTTTAATACAAGACAGCAATTAGGGGAGTATAGGGCATGGGTTTTTTCCTGTGCTTCTCTTATTTCTGATCGTGTGTCCACAGTTCCATTTAAGTTCTACAACAAAATTACAGGGGAAGAGGTAACTACAAAAAATAGGGGATACAAAATATTCTCTAAACCAATTATTAACCCAAATCCGTTAATGTCATTTAGGTTTGTTAAGGCGTTCTGTCAATTGCAATTAGATCTATGTGGGATGACATGCTTATACAAGGTATATAATGGCCTTGGACAGGTATGGGAATTGTGGCCGTTGAATATGAATCATTTTATGAGTTTAGATGTTGACTATAAAACACCAATTAATCCTGTAGTAAAATACAACTTTAATATTGAAGGAAAAATGTATTCTTTTTCTAAGGAGGAATTGGTTGTAATTCATTATCAAAATCCAGTATGTATGTTTTCTGGTATGAGCCCCATACAAGCACAGGCATATGCAGTTGATATTGAAAAATACATTGAGATTTATGAACGAGACTTTTTTAAGAATAGTGCCAGAATTGATATGGCTTTGGTAACGGATGCATCATTAAAAGAGGATAAAGCAGAATTTATTAAGAATAGATGGTTAAGTAAATTCAATGGTAATTTTCATGATATAGCGGTATTGGATTCTGGACTAAAGCCAGTGCCACTAAAGTTTACCAATAAGGATTTTGAATTTTTAAATCTTGCTAATTGGTCAAAAGAAAAAGTACTTGGGGCATATAGAGTACCAATGTCAAAATTGGGGTCTGATGCTGCTAATAGGTCTGGGGCTGTTCAGGCAGATATATCATTTAATAGGGACTCAATACAACCAAGATTAACTTTGTGGGATGAAGAAATCTCTAAGCAAGTTTTGGAATCCTTTGATGATAGACTTGAGATTTGGCATGACAACCCAATACCAAGGGATAGAGAATTAGAAGTTAAAGAAGCAAGAACTTATCTTGGTGGATTACCCACATATACGATAAATGAGTATAAAAAAATTCGTGGTGAAAAACCGATTGTTGGTGGTGATACAATGCTGATTCCCAAGGGGTGGATCAGGCTTGAAGATATTGGTAAGGAACTTAATAATGATTCACCAGATGGAAATAATGATACAGACCCAAATAGGCATGATGATGATACCCCACATTTGGACCCAGATGGAAGTGATTCAAGAGATGATAACCCAACTGATGGAAGAAGCATTTCCATAAATAATATAGACCCCACATCACTTTTACGTTCTGAATGGAATGAAACTATAAAAGGAGTATTGCTGAAATTTGAAGATATTCCAAGTAGTGCAGAAGTGCATAAATTTTGTATGGATTTAATGGCAAAAACCATTGAAATTTTAACAAATGGTGAGTTATTAGTGGATAAAAAGGATTGGATTGAAACAGTGGCTAATAAAATGGCTACTGAATTGATAGCAACACTATCTGGGTATAATGTAAAATCTTTGTCTTGGGGTTCTTATGTTTCCCAACAATTTAAATGCAACTCAAGAATAGCAAAATTGATTAATACTACAATCCGCGCTACAATGAACTATATAAAGTATTTGACTTTTTCTAACAACAATGAAAAAATACATTGGTCAGTTGTTAGTAATGAATGTGGTCATCTTGGAAGAATAAAAAAAGCAGTAAGTAATGGGGAACCATTTGAATTGGGTGATAAAAAGATAAGATTCCCAAATGAAATTTTAAATTTTTCTTGTGATTGTACTATTACCGTAGAGAAGGAGTAAAACAATGGCATATAAAGTAAAAGGTAAAAAAGGTCTTCCTGTTAAAATTGATGGTAAAAACATTCTTGGAAGCATTATTCCAGAGGTAAAAATTTCTGAACTGAATGAATCTGATATGTCATTTCTTGCGGTTGGTTCTGATGAAAAACCTGATCGTGATGAAGATATTGTAAGAGTTTCCGGGTGGGATTTAAAGAATTTTAAAAAGAATCCGGTTATTCCATGGTCACACAATTATTATGACCCCCCGGTTGGAAAAGCAGTAATGATTAAGGTTGATAAGGAACAAAAAAGGCTTGTATTCAGACCAAAATTTGATAAGAATGACGAAAAAGCAAAAATGATTTTTGATAAATATAAAAATGGTTTTTTGAAAACATTTTCAGTTGGCTTTATTGGAAAAGAATTCACTTTTAGAGATGAAAATAATCGTTATTATGGTGGACGGGAATTTACTGGGCAGGAACTACTTGAAATTTCATCTTGCACAATTCCATGTAATCCAGGGGCAAATGTAGATTTGCTTGGTCTTGGTGTAGATTCAGATATTCCAGATAATTTGGTTCAACTTGGGTTTTCCCAACACTTTAAAAATGAAAATGGCCTTTATTTTCCAGTAAAAGATGTTGAATTGTATACAGACCCAAATACGATTGAATTTTGTCGTGGGATAAAAGGAATTTTTGCAAAGCATTTGAATGACCCAGATGGGAATTCCTCTGTTGTTGCTTATCTGTTTGATGATGCCTTATTTACTGAAAAAAGTGCTGGTATTTGGGTGAATGAAAATTCAGAACAGAAACAAGTATCTGTGTATTATGAATTGAAGTTTAGTGACGATGGGGCCTTTGAATTGTCTACACATGAAGAAGAAGTTTCTACTAATAAAGTGGAAGTATTGGAAGAGGATGTTGTTGATGAAGCCAAAAATGAAACTAATGGGG